AGTATCTGAACGGTAATAATTAAACCAAGTACCATCATCTGCATCATTGACATTAGCAATGAACTGAGAACCAGGACGCTTTGAAAGACCAGTGGTTACATCAGGAGTCATGTTGACGCTATCGACAACCTGCCCTGGTTTCTTCAGATAGTCTGGTTGTTCACTGATTCCAAAGATAAAGTTAGGGACAGTTTGTGCAATACTTGTCATCGTGCAAGAGTTCTAAATGGTTGATAAGAGTTGTACACAGTATGATTCGGCCAACCAAAGAAGGTCACATCACCTTGGTTGCAGTCATATTCAATACAAGCACCACGTGCCATGGCGACTTGATCGGCTAATAATTTAGTTAGATCAGCATTAGAAACTAACTGAGTAGCAGCACGCTGAGAAGCACGGAGAGTGATGTAGCGTTGGAAGACAGGAGGTAGTTCGGTAAATTCAAAGCGCCACACAAAGTCAAAGTACAGCTTATAGTTTTGAGATGAGTTAAGGTGGCTCCAGTCACGCACATCAGTTGTGTGATGGAGTTTGTTATACAGACGATCACCACGTACGATGATGTCTGCATCACGGTAGACCTGACCAAAGCTTACATTCATCCGCAAGGCATTAGCAGGAAAGACAAACTCACGTACTCCATTAGTACCAGTAGAAGGAGTATCAGGTTTGTGGTGTTCAGTATTAAATTGCCACTCCTCATTCTGAACATCTACAGTTGTTTCATCCAGAAGCCTTTTGACCAGAGCGATCTCAGGGTTCTGGTAATTCAGATTAGTAACAGGAGCTTGACCGATAGCAGCAAGAACTGAGTTCACTGCGGACAAGTCATTATCGAGTTGAAAAGTCATAGTTGCTATTCAGTCATATATAGAATAAAAAAAAGGTCCTCCGAAGAGGACCCGTATAAATCATTCTGCTGTAACAGTACAGACAGAACCAGGATAGCCGTCAATTTCAACGGTATCATCAGTGGCATAACCTTCACCACCATCTTCAACTGTCATAGCAGCAAGCCGCGTAGGATCAGCATCGGTAGAAGTGAAGCTAACAATCAGACCAGCACCAGTACCAGTGATAGTCCGAGTAGTAGCCACAACACGAGTGTTGCGAACTTCGATAGGACCATCAGCGTTTGTGGTGATAGCGACTGCAGTGACATCATGATCAACAGCAGTTTGGTCTTGCTTGACCAAGGTAGGCGTACGGCCTTCAACCAAACCTTGAGCAGTGGCATGGTCATAAGCACCATTGCGACCGCTGTGAGTCTGGGAAGTGGAGTACACAGTTGACGCAGCAACTGCAGTAGCAGGATCGTACGACTTCTGAGTTTTAGCTACAGAGTAGCTCTTAACAGTAGGCATTATTTAAACCTCAAAGGGAATCTTGGTTAGAACCAACTCCGCCCCAACAAGCAACGTCAGATCCGTCACCATCATCGGCGGTGCCAGAAACACGACCATATTCTTGAGGAGTGGGAGGATTCATATGACGTGAGGAAATGGTAGGACCACTGAAGGCACGCTTACCATGACCAATCACGTTTGTAGTGTTTACATCTCGGCGAGTTACGCCAGGAATAAGAGACATAGATACCTCCTAAGTATCAATCAGCTGCTTGCAGTTCAATAGCAGCAGCAGGGTTCAGGGTGCCAGCACCCATTGCCAGACGACCAATGATCAGGTCACCCTGATACATGGCACGCACATCAGCACCAGTGGTTTGCACACTAGGACCAATAGCAGTCAGGACAGCAGCGGCATCCTTGTAGTAGATGAGACCAGCAGAGGTGGTGAAGTCACCGCTGTAGTCATTGTTCTCACCGTCAACACGGGTCACTTCATCAGCGTCATCACCAGTTCCATTACCAGTCACCATGAAGGGCAGGTTGTTGGAACGCTTGATCTGAATACCAGCAATCTCATAAAGACCCTGACCAGAAGTCAGGTTGCCCTGAGAATTTCCGTAGTCACGGTTAAGTATGTTGCTGTCGACCTGCGAAATGAGTGCGTAGTATTGCCGTGGAGACAGTACTGCGAAACGTCCTTCCCGAGGCAGATTCTTTTCATCAAGGATAGAAGCAGCTTCAAAGAAAGCGTCAACCAGAGCTTGAGCGTCATACTGATTACCATCACCCAAGCGGATCACAGAACCACCAGGCTCAGGACCAGGTGCTGCGGTCACAGGATGTGCTTCACGAGCAGCCTTAGCGATAGTACGGAAGACTTTCTTGTCATAGGCTTCAGCCAGAGCGTGACCGATCTTCTTAGAGATCTCACCACGCAAGGAGTAATGCGCCAGAGTTTCGTCAAGGTCGTAGACGAAAGCAGAGGAGACCAGCAGGTCATCCATCAAGATCGTCTTTTCAGCCACAGGAGGATTACCATCACCAAGGATGGGAGTACCAGGAGTGTGATACTCAGCCGTCATGCGACCAGTAAAGATGAACTGCATCGACTTACCGTTGGTAAGGGTGCGGTTCTGAACGGTGCCTTTTGCAATACAAGCAGACTCATATGCCTTGAACACTTCACCAGAGAACAGGCGAAGATAGGTGGCATACTTATCACCGGCATCACCAGCGCCGGAAGGATAGCCTTGAGTAAGGCTAAGTTGAGGATCCGAGTTAATCGAACCCAGAGGAGTAGGACGGGTGTTATTAGTAGCCGTCCCTACAACAGGAGCAGTCATTGTTTTAGATTAAAGAGAGTTATTGACAAGTCTCTCTGCGCAGAAAGTATTTAATTTTTTGTGGTAAAAATTTTGGTCATTACCAAACCGGTTCGGCAAAGGGTATCGTCCTCAGACGGCCAATGCCAATTGCTAAGGCAGGAATTGCACCTGCCAGAAGTCTCTAGACTTAGCGAGTAGTGTAGTAAGCCACACCACGATAAACGAGGCGAACCTTCATGGGATTTCTCCGATGACCTAACTCCCGTTCCATAGTTAGGCGTCATGCGTCTCCGAAGAGATGAACGGACGGTTCACTTCTCAGCAGCATACAAAGCAAAAGACTTTGCAGCTAACCCAGATAACATATGTGTGATGTTGTCACTGTCACGTTCATTGCACTCTGTGGTGGTCAGACATGCAGCAACAGTAGCACCAACAATCAACAACTCGACTCCTACAACGAAGAATACGAGACGGATTGCGATGCCTTTCATCAGACTTTCAAGGCAACCTTGAGAGCCATAACAGCAGTATCATCTAGATCATTGTCAGTCTCTTGAGCGAGCTTCTCCAGGAGATCTACCAGGAGTTTCTTCACAGCGTCAGACTTAAAGAACGCAAATAGAATTGGTTTAATAAGGGTGATCATTTTTGATTGTCACAGTTTGCTAAACGGTCCAGCTTGTTTTCAATGCGGACCATGTGCTGTTCCACTCTTTCGAGAGCAGATGAGAACTCCTCCTTACTGAGATACTTCTCAGCCATTCGAAGCTCAACACCATCTACACGACGATCCAGTTCATGGATACGGTTATGCAAACGGGTGGTTATTGCAGAGAGTCCGGTAACAGCCGCTATCACGATAGGGAGTCCGAACTCAATCATCACCAGTCAGCAAGGGAGTCAGCTTGGACAGCCTTACCGATCTGGGTATCATCACCATCTACGTCCAACATCTGTTGACATTGGGCAAGACGCTGAGCCATGGTCCCACTATCAGGGTTATCACCACGACCAGTGGTAGGAACAAACCACTGATCATTTTCAGCAGCAGTTACATAGAGGACGTTACTGAAAGCAACAGTACGAGCCATCACTCAACCTCCACGAAATTCTTATCAATAGCTTTGATAGCACCGTTAGCTGCATCGACTACCAAGAACAGGTAGGAAGCAGGGCAGGTCTCAGCAGAGGTCACACCCACGAGGGTGTTGACGTTGGCACCAGTAGCACACTTGGTTTCAACGGTAGTTTCCAAAGACTGGATAGCAGTCTTCACAGAAACATCATCAGCAATAGTAGAGCCAGTGAAGGTGCCAAGGTTGGTGGCATTCTGAGCAACACCGCTAAGGGTGTTCAGATCACCTACAGCAGTCGTCAGGGAGGTCAGGGAGGTAGCATTACCCTTGCTCTCTACAGCGGTCTCCAAGGTCTGGAGAGCTTCTTTGATGGTCTTGTTGTCAGCAATCGTGGTGCCAGTAAAGGTACCCAGCGAAGTGCTGTCCTTTGCAAGACCACTCAGAGTGGCAGCATTATCAATGTGAGTTTCGTTGGCATTGATCAGTGCAGTCAGAGACGAGGCAGCAGAGGCATCGTCATTCAGTGCAGCAGCCAGCTCATTAAGAGTATTGAGTGCATCAGGTGCACCGTCGATAAGATTAGAGACTTGAGTAGTAACATAAGCCTCAGTGGCATAACCACTAAACAGGTTTGCTTTGGTTACCTTCTTACTGGAATAAGAAGAACCTCCATCAGCAGTGTCGGCCACATAGACCAGATCATCTGCACCAACAGAGGTAAGCGCGGTAAGCGCAGAAAGCTTTGAAGAAGCCATATTATTCTAGAATTAAATGATTTAAAAGAATCGATTCGAGATGTGCAACTCGTGCAGTAAGTGTGGCTAAGTCATCTTGGTTAATGATCCAGCTCCCACTACTAAAGCGGTACTGGTAACCATTAGGATGGATAACCACATCTCCATCCGATGGGTTGTTAGGGAAATCAAACATAGGTGGAGTAGTTATTTAGTTCAGAGTTGTACCCACTGCTGAGAGTTGCCATCATCGACATAGATCTTCAGAGCAAGTGCATTTTTATCAAAGTAGATATCACCATCCACAGGTGAGGCTGGGACAGAAGTACGCATCACAAGACCACCACCAAGGGTAATCTTTGCATTATTGTCCATTGTTAGACCACCATCAATCTGAACCTGATAACCAGTAGCAGGATCAAGTTGAATGTTGTTACCAACTTCAATCTTAGAACCACGCAATGGGTTCAGGACTTTAGTCAGATTAGAGGCGTGTCCAAAGTGGTCACCACTAGGATGGGTAACAGCTTCAAGGTTGGTGGCACGAGTCTGCAGGGTTTGGATAGCAGCTGCGATCTCTTGAAGAGTATCAAGGGTACCTGGAGCAAGTCCAGTCAGTGTAGAGAATGAAGACTGAAGAGTCTCTACATTCTCTTTGAGTTGTTTAATAGTAACACCGAACGTGGATTGAGTATCCAGAACAGCTACTACTTTAGTTCCGTATGCAGACATAATTAATCAAGCGCATCAACAGCGAAGAATTGGACAATAATTGACTTGATATCATCTGACTTAGGAGACGACATAGTCAAGGTTGTGATGTAGTAACCTGCTGCAGGAAGAGTAATCACTGTGCTCTTATCTGTAGGTGTTCCAAACATAGGAGACCCTTCACGAGAATCCCATTTATAAGTAGCATCATCAATATTAGTATTGTGAGTCACTACAACAGGCAGTGGGTCATTGATTAGAACAGTCAATGCAGGTGCAGTATCTACGTCATACTCAACGTCATTGACGGTTACAGCAATCGGATCCCAATCAATATCATCAAGGTTCTTAATTGATGCAAAGGAGTTAATCTGAAGAGCAGGATCCTCACCTTGATCCCTTGCTTGTGTTTGGAATCGTACCTGACCATTCTCAATACCTTCAGGAATCGT